GCTTGCGCGCAGAACTACAAACTCTCCAATCAATACTCGCTCAACGACGACAAGATGATAGGCGTCACTCAGAACGAAACACTTTTCACAATTGGTCAAGACGCATCGCCTGGCATAAATGGCGTGTTGGACAGTTGGACATTGAACAACAACAACACGACTTCGCACTCCAACAATTGGTTTTGCTGCCAAACCACCACGATGCAAACAGGAGCTGTTAGTGCTAGCGGATCGGCTTTCTTTACGGGCTACAACTACGGATCCGGAATTAATCAGCTTTACACATTGCAGGGGGCTCCATATGGATCAAATATCTACCTCCCTCAATATCCGGTTCCCGCCAGTCAGTACTACGTCAGAGCAAGCAGTTTCGACGGGAAATCTATATATGGAATAACCACCTCGGGAGATGTCTGGGCGTCCGCATCTGGCTCGTCGCCCGTCATTACCCAAATCCTTCTCTCCTCTGCGAATGTCATCGACATCGAGGCCGGCCCGAACGGCTCAGTTTACATTCTTATTGCTATTCCAAATTCATCTCAATCACAGATGGTCATCGGTACCCCGGCCGGCACAACGTACAACCTTACGAGCGCAACACTAAATCGGCATTTCAATACGTTCACCGTCGATGCAAACGGAGACATCTTCGCCAGCGATAACAACAATGTATGGGAGCTCGTCCCTTCTGGGTCGACATACGCCGAATACATCATTGTCGCTAACCTCAGCGCTTATAAACTTGGGGTCGCTTCAAATGGAAACCTCATCGTAGGAACGGGCGGCGGAAACAATAACATCGTGTATAAGTTTTCACCCTTGCCATCTCGCAATGACAATTCAATGACAAAAGGTCTAAATGTCCCGGTGAATAGCCAGGAGCTAGATTATCTAGGATCAGATAGTCACATCCACCAGATCTACAACAATGGAGCGCTAGGCAGTGGTGATCTGACGGTCGCAGCGAATGCCCCGGCACCCGCTATCGGAAGCTCGATTTTCAGCCACTTCGATACTTCAACGAGTCATCAAGAAGTAAGTTATGCAGGTTCGGACCAACACGTTCATCAACTCTATTACGATAGCTCTGCATGGCATCATTTCGATCTAACCGCCAACTACGGTGGAACACTCATTGCGAGCGGGAGTCCCATAATCGCGGGAGATGATCCATTAGGGCCCACTTCGGAAGTGGATTATATCGCTACAGATTCACATATCCACTCGTACTGGTATTCCTCCAACACTTGGCATACCGCCGATCTCACAGCGATTACCTCAGCCCCAAATGCCGCCATCAACAGCAAGCTAGCGATGACCTTCAATACAATTTCTCAGCATTTTGAGATCGATTACCTTGGACAAGATGCGCACGTTCATCAGCTGTGGTACGACGCGACTGGATGGCATACTTCCGATCTGACGTCGGTCACCGGAGCCCCTCTGGCTGCAGGTGGGAGTTCTCTGCAGCCGCAAATAACATACTTAGGTAATGATCAACACATCCATCAAATTTGGTTTGATGGCAACTGGCATCATACCGATCTGACGACGGTCGCAGGAGCAGCTCTGGCACAACTGGGGTCTGCACTCGCGATCGATCAGTCTCCTGGCAGCATTGATTATGAAATTAGCTATGTTGGGACCGATCAGCATCTACATGTCCTGTATTACCAGAACAGCGCTTGGAACACTGCCGATCTCACATCTATAACAAACTCTCCACTCATCGCCCCCAACTCGCCGGTTACCGCAGGCTACGACACGATCGCAAGTCAACCTGAGATCGAGTATGTGGGTCTCGATCAACATATCTACCAACTGCATTATGGTTCACAGGGATGGCAATATCGCGATCTCACCTCGCTCACTGGAGCCACTCCCGTTCAATAGTGGTCATGGCGAAGGACCGGAGCTCTGAATCTCTAGTCCTTCGCCGATCCATAGATTCCCACGTCTCCCAGTAGCTGAGAGCTAATTTGCGTGGTCTCATGACGGAATAAGCTTTGAAAGAGAAGGCATCGTTCGGCCGAATCCTTCACGCGTTCATTGACGAGCTTTGTGAATGAGGCCAAATCTGTTTTCATGAGAGCGGCTTCATCACGATTGATCTTCGCGACGATCGGGTGGTGGGGTACCCGCTTGTAATAGCCCAACTGTTCTTCCCTGGTCAACGTGGCTTTCCATGCGTCGTAAGCGTCCTTCGACAGCTTCCCGGCCTTATACATCTTCGGGTAGTGGATCGTCGGGTCTGTGCAGAGATGGGCGTGTACCTCAATCTCGGTCCATTCGCCTTTAGGATAGGTGTCGCAGTTGCAGAGCGGGCACTTTACGGTTCCGTCCTCGTCCTGAAGCCCAGCTTTCGCTGCCAGCTCCGCGGAGATGGCCCCGGGACACTCCTTCTCGGTGCAGTGGTGAAGGTTCGGATGCTTATGGATGTTCAACCGCGGCGAGTGGAAGCAATAGTGGTCGAGCGCGTCCAGTAGGGTCTTCGCCATTACGCACCGCCTTTCTTGACGATCGTCCCGGACGTCGCGTCATACGTGAAATTGCTAGCACCACCAGCGATCAGGGTGTTGTATTCGTCTTCTGAGATCTCGTCCGGATCCGCCAGAGGCTGACCGAATGGAGATAGCAGGTTTCCTTCGGCGTCTTTTAGCGGGTTTCCAGACGCGTCTTTGACGAAAATCCGATTGATCGTCGGGACAATCGTGGCGTTGGGATCGGCGCACACATGGCAGATATTTCCAGCAGTATCGTGTTCGATGAAGTAGATCATTAGAACCACCTGTAATTGACGTTGGGAGAGTTGGGCCCCGGGCACACATGGCCAGGAGATCGATCGAGATCTTGGTTGCGGATGCCGAATTGGCCGGTCGTGAGATTGACGATCTTCTTCGACGTGAACATGTAGTCAGGCGACGGCACATCGCAATGGGCAGGAATCGTCGGGCCTCCCCCTGGAGGGATCGAAGATGGCACCCAGTCAATCTCCTGCATCGGCCAATCCGTTTCCAGTTGAACGGTGGGAACACGCCCCGCGAGAGTATCGATATTTACAACATTTCCAGGCATGACCGTCACAGAGCCTGTTACCGGCACGAACGAATCTGAATTCGCTCGCTGATTGCTCACCAGTCCGTTGCTATCGATCACCGCGACACCTGCGATCGTCACCTGAGAGACAGGCGTCCCATCTCCAAAGCAGATCAGTCCACTGTTGGAGATACTCAAAAGCACCACGTGCGCCGTTTCGTCCGCGAGTACCAGGGCCATATCAGAACACCGAATAGTTGAAGGTTTGGGTTATGCCGGAGTTTCGTTCCGGGAAGGCAGCATCCATCTGATTGCCGCTGATCCGGAGGATGAACGCTCCGGGCATCGAACCGAATCCGACTACGTTGCGCGCCAAAGTGACAGTGGTAATTTCTTGCGACGTCAGCACCACCGAGCCCGTCACGCGGTTCACTCCAGCGGATGGCACAGAGCCCGTTGTCAGGCCAAAGCCGTCGAAGACCCGACGTATCGCGGCCTGTAGGCCTGTATCGGGAGTGGCTGAACCCAATGAGAAGCCACCAGCGTTGGAGGATGCCATCACCTGCGTGTTCGATGTCGAGTCTGTGAATGAAAATCCCATGAGTCACCAGATGTTGTAAGGAACCGTCAGCGTCGAAGTGGTGCTCGAATTGTTCCAAGTGGTTTCTGTGGTCGTTACCGTGGCTGGGGCAGTCGGTGACGTAACCGATGGAGGTTGAGGAACTCCATAGAACACCCCAGAAGAGCCAGAGATAGGAATCACGATCGTCCCTGCCAGAGGCGACGAGCTCCCCGCCGGTGCAGCTCCAGCCGAGATCCATGCGTCATTGGAGATCACACCAACACCGGCGAAGCTCAAAGCCTGTCCGGCGTTTGCGCTGCCCATGATGCCGACCTGTCCCGCATTGTCGAAGTACAGGACGTCTACAGCAGCGGTCTCGTCTCTGAGGATCAGGGGCATATTTAGAGAGAAGTAAGTGAGTAAGCTCGAGAGCCAGAGTTGATGTAGACACGATTCCCGGCAGGGATCACGGAGGCCACGGTTCCTGCTGGGGTTGAGCCGACGTTGTTCGTATTGTTAGAGGTGTTCTGTCCCGTGATGTCGGCTCCCCATTGGGCCGCTGCACTGTAATCCTGCACTCCAACATGGCTGAACTCAGCTGTTGCTGTGCCGAGTTGATAAAGAGCGATTGATGCGTAGCTAGCATTGTTTCCGTCTTTTGGGCATGTCCAGTCGTACGTGTAGATCGTCCAAGCGTTATTCATGTCCCCAGCAGCAAGGAAATCCTGGTATCCCAGAAATACACCTGTAGAACCGTCGCTGAGGTTAGGGACATAACCATTTCCCCAGAAGATTCGATGGTAGAGTAGTCTCGTTCCATCAACCGCCATCGCACCCCTGATTGTGATCCGGTATTTGTTACCCATCTGCACAGCGAACGTGGGAGAGAAAGCATGGCCTGGGGGAAGCACTAGGCTTTTGTCTGGACCATAATAGTATGCCGAGTCAGTTTGCCATCCATCTAAGTTTCCTAGGATGAAGTCGCCGTTCGGGACAAGGTTGTTACTGGCTCCGGTATAGGCCAAGGCTTGCTCCGAGGTCTTATCCGCACCGTTCGCAACAGACTTATTGTTGCTATTGACGTTATTTGAATAGGCGCTCGCAGCTCCCTGAAAGTTCACAGCTCGAACTCGGTACCAGCGGACAATTCCATCCGTCACACCGTCGGTGTATGAAGTGGCCTTCACGTTAGCGATGTTCGCCCAAGCGGAAGTGTTGGGGGATCCGCTGGCATCTTCCGTGCGTTGCACGTCATAGGTGACGTCTGCTGGCTGTTTGCCAGGCAGAGACCAGTTGAGGTGTACCCCATCTGCCACCGAGAGAGCGGCCAAGGCAAACGGGCCAAGAGGAGCCACATTTGCATCAGCCACAACATGCGTCTGCTGTACCCAGATGCTGGCCGCGCCATTCATACCTACGGCACGCGCCTCAATCTGATAGGTGAGTCCTCTCTGCACTCCAGTGATCTGCGCTTGGTCTCCCGGGTACGCCGAGATAGTCGTCCAACTCCCGACCGTATCAGCCCGTCGATACCGGATGTCGATATGGTCAACCGATTGTTTTCCCCACCAGTTACCGACCACTTGAACCACAATCACAGGACTTCCGTTTCCAGCATCATTCGGGTTACTGAGGAGCTGAGAGGAATCCACCAGCAGGAGGTCCGGAGGATTAGGAGCGTCCAGCCATGGCTGCCCTGTAATCTGCGAGACCCATCCCGGAGGCGTCCCGCTGTCGGCATCTAGGACCGAGAAAGCAGCATCGACCGCAGTTATCTTCGCGCTGAGATCTGGACCCGGCTCAATCTTGGTGATGATGAGCGGAATTGAATCGTTCTCCCAGACACCAAACAGAACAAGATCGCCAGGCAGAATGTCAGTTGGTGGAGTCGTCAGATTCAGCGCTGTCGTCTCGACACCGTAAGCATCGGGAGTGACCTGCGTAAGGACTACACCACCATCTTGTTGCCGGATCCGGACACCATACTGTGTACCCGAAGTGAGCGTAACCTTCTCATCCAAGACGATTCGAGAGACAGGTGACAACGGCGCATCCGGATCTAGGAGGGTAATCTCTTTGATACGGCCTTGCGCAAGGCCAGCCCCGATCACGTCATTGGCGAATCCGACGAGGTCACCGCGGCCGCAGACCAGATTCTCGACGTCCGCATTCCAAGAATATGTGTTTTGCCGCAAGCGAGAGACGGCCAGATGATACCGACCAAGTCTCCATGCTGCATCGGCGTTTGTACAACCAGAGATCGTCATTTGCTCGAAAAGGGTTGCGAGCGTTAGAGACGGATTGAGAAGCACCATCTCGTTATCCCCGTAACCGTCGTCATAGACGATCCGCTCGTCCTGCTGGAAGTTGGCTTCCTCGTTGATGAACTGGACGCGGAGCGCGTGCACCTGATCTGGGAAAGCCCTGTTCCCCCCAAATCCAGATGAATTTCGCGGCGTGAACATCTGTACCGGGAATGCCTGGTTTACGTCCCGAATGACACCATACTGCCCATTTCTGATATTGAAGCTTGCTCGCCCGGCGGCGGCGATATCCTTCAACATCGCGTAAAGCGTTGTCGGCTGGTCGAAGCTATTGGAGTAGCAGAACTCTTTCTCGTCACATTCAGCAGACCAATCGATGATTGCATCGTCGTCAACGTTGGTGACCTTACGAGGATTCGCCGGGCATTCCTTTAGGAGCCAACGGAACACGAAGGCGGGATTATTGCTGAACTGAGTTACCCAGGTGTGTGTGTCGGGATGCCATACGCTGACGGGCTGGGAAACGATGCAGTTGAACTGATCGATATTGCCGCTCAGCTGATCAGTCGCCTTGATGCGGAGAGCGATCTTCTTCGTGCCTGTCGTTGAGACGGTGTTGTAGCGAATGCTCCGGATTACGGTCCAGGTTAGATCGCCAACCCGGGCGGAAGCGCTCGCCGAACCCCAATCTGTTGAGACTCGTGTGACCCGAACATCATATTGGCCATTGGTCACCGTCCACCGTACACCTACGCGCACAGCCTTGCGCTCGCCGTTGTCCACCGTGAACGTGCCGTCATTCTGGGCGCGGCCTGCCGGCGTGCTGATTGTGATATTCGGCGTCGCAGGCGTCAGCGATGTCCAGGATCCGACACCCGTAGGGCTGTATTCGATCCTCAGAGTGCTGCGCACTCCAACCGTGTTGCCATTGTCATCTACGCCGAAGAGGCCTGATCCATAAGCGAGATCAATCGACAGCTCGTCGGTATTCGCTGAGCTCGTACGCGTCGCGGTATTTCCATCAGTGTTGAGAGCATCGCCAGCCACAGTCTCAGTCACATCCTGAGAGAACAGCGTCGGATTCGTGCCGATCTCAGTCTGAACATCGGTGTAGCTGGCAAGATCGGTGTCGCCGATCCTCATTTCTGAAGGTTCAGGGTCACCGTAGCCGAGATCGAATAGGCACCGCAGATACTGATCATCCCCGCTCAGCTCGGTATAGGGCAGAGCTGCATATGGGGGATAAAACTTCACAGTCCCGACGATGCACGGAATAGAGCCGTACCGGTTGACCTGATTGGAAGTACCTGTGATTCCCTTAAGGAGATTCGTGCTACTCGAATCCGCGGCACCCGCCACCGATGGATTTTGCGGAGGAATTAGAGCATTGATGACGAGGGAGCCAACGAGACCTATGCCTGCAGCTAAGAGCCCTGCCGTGGTCGTCGTTAGCGTTGCACCGCCGAGGAAAGCGGGCAAAGCTGCTCCAGCCAGTCCAGCGGTAAAGGCAACACCCACAGCTAACGCGGCGAAGGCGATAATTCTCAGAACACTTTTGAAGCCTCCTCCACCCTCGGGGAACCGCGTAATGACGACTGCTACCCCAGGCCTCGGTCGCAACCGCGACCACCACTCCTCCGGGATTGTCATCCCCCCTATCTCAACTCGGCAGCTTCGCGCCTCTGGCCCTAAGATTTCGGCGATCGACAGACCGGCCGGAAATTCAGCATGCACCACTTCCATCGACATCGGGTTGGGGCGGGCATGGACAGGAATCATAAGCTCAGCCGACATGTTGATAGAACCCCTCTATCCTTTTGCTCCAAACAGCGGAGTCGAGTCGCTCCACGCAGGTATTCACACCCTCGAGAGTGTGCAGCATAAGGCGATCGCTGATCGCCAGGCCGCAGTGCCAAGGACGCCCAGCCACGCGAAGAATGACGAGTACCCCGGATGCCGGTGACGTGACTTGATGCCACCCTAAGGCGAGGCCGGCAGAAACCGCCGAAGACACGCTATTGCGATCACCAGCGGACGTGTAGCGATCGGCATAGTCAGGCAGGGACGTGATACCGAATTCCTGTTGGAGAACGTAGCGCACCAGTCCCCAGCAATCGAAGCTGGACGGTCCTCGTCCCTTGTCCGCATAGGGCAAGCCAATGTACTTCGCGCACCATGCCAGCTGATCGCTCATACGAACAACCCCGGCGAATTGGTCGGTGTGTAGGTACCTGACGGGAAGCCGGTATTCAGTATGTCATCGTCTAGGCCTATCGTCGCGTTGATCGTTCCATCGTCATAATCGATGGACAAGATCTTGAAATTATCTGGACCGGCACAAAGAGTATCCGGCTCCGAGGCCGTCACCACTTCAATCAAGACATTCGGCCGAGCACCTGGCGGAAGGGTCCGGATGGCAAGCAGAATCTTGTTGTCGACATTGTCGATCGCCATCTGCACCTGAGGCACAGCGTCTTCGCTCTCATTGGGGAGGTTGAGCGTAAAGGCGAATGGTTCGAAGGTGCCTGCTGCGCGCACCAGCGGCTGAGTATTCGCCACCAGGCGATAAGATTCCGCAAAGCTAGGATGAGAGATCGTTAGACACATCAGGAAGACTTCAGAAGTCTCCTGAGCGAGCATGGCGCGCAACTGGTTCTGGCTGATCAAGGCAACATCTCCAGTTCCATGGAGACCGTCCAGAGGTCATTGGCGAACCGCTTCAGCTTCACGCTCGACCATCCTTCTTTGAATCGGAAGCTAGCCGGGGTTCCGTTATAAGGATTCGTCCAGTTGAATGGGTCAACTTCGCCCAGCGTGTTCTGGACGAAATCCTGCAAAATTGCGAGCTCTGACTTGCTCAGCTCGAGTTGTGCAGTCACATCGGCGGAAATCGCGGTAAAGCGGCGTCTAACCTTCGCCGGGCCCGTCGTCATATCCGTGCGAATGACATTGGACTGCCCCTGATATGTTGGGCCGTCTTCTGTATAAACCTGCTGCGGAAGGTTGGAAGGCCAATTAGCTGCCACGTCTTACCCCCTGACGCTGAGCGCCATAGTTCGCCTGAATCGCCTGCGCTACCTGGCCGCCCTTCGCTATATCAGTCGCCACGGCGCCGACGATGATCTGGGTTATGCTCTGGCCGCCGGGTCCCGTCGTCTGCCTCTGTGTGGTTGGCTGACCTGTGTTGTTGATCACCTGGACGACGGGAGGCTCTGTGGATGCTGAAAACGAAACGCCGCCACCGCTGGCTAGCTCGTCAGCATACGAAGAACTTGCTGATGTCGCCGCTGAGCCAATAGATTTGATCGCTGGCGTCTTGCCATCGTTGATTGCCTGGAGAAATGCGCGGTACTGTGAGGCTGGCCCGGCGCGCACCACAAACTCCTGACCGTGGACAATACCTGCGACCTGATCGGGTGGAACGTCGCCAGTCCATCCACCGTCGGCGTGCCCTGTCAGGCTATTTCCGAAGGGGCTTTGCTTACTGAGATTCTGATAGACGGTGCTATCCGTTCCTGAAACCCATCCAACCAACTCGAGAACCGTATAGTAGACGAGCAGCTTTGAGATCATTCCTGCCACAATTTGCTCGAAGCTGTTTGCTAGATCTCCCAGCGCATCCTTGAAAGATTTGCTGCCACTGATTCCTGCGGTGAAGAAGTCGGTGAGCGCTCCAACGCCAACTGACGAAAGCTGATTTACCAGATAAGTCTGGGCAGTCGTAACGTTTTGTAGAGATTTAGCCAGCTGATCTATGCCAGCCCTGTATTCATTGGCCATCGCGATGGCTTTCGGGTCCTCCGATGCCACCGCATTCTTGAACATCTGGAGGCCTATTGCGCTGAGGGTGTCGAGACTCTCCCTCTGAAGCTGGTTGATCTGAGCCTGTGCCTGGATGTTCGATATGCTGCCGTTCGAAGCCGCGCTCTGGATGGCGCCGATACCGATGTTCAGGTTGCTAACGGCTGAAGACCCTTCTTCCTGGGAGCGCTGGAAATCAATTCGGGCTTGGCCTTTGCGGGCATATGCATCTACGGCAGCCTGGATTTCGTCCACAGACTTACCCTGCTTAGCCAGGAGGTCCGTGTACTGCTGCAGCTCTATCTGGAGGGCTGTCTCTTCCGCCCCATATCGGTCACCGCTCATCTGCTGCAGCCGCTGTATGTCAGTCATCTCGCGCAAGGTCGCATCGCGTTTCGCCTTTGCTCGATCGTCCTCGGCGGCCTTCAGCTGTGCTTGTTCGCGAAGTTCAAGCTCACTGATCTGGGTCTGTACAGCGGCTTCCGCCTGCAGCTTCTTATAATGCTGTTCACTATCCGTGTCCGGAAGGGCTGAAGCTGCTGCCTGCTTCTTTTGGAGAACTGCGAGTTCCGCATCTGACTCTTCACGGATCCGCTGCTCGCGACGATCGTAGTACTCGTCAAGAGTGAGAAGTCCAGCATCGTACGCCCGCTTGTCCTCGGCCTCTTCCACCTGATTCTTCAGCTTCAGGATGGCAAGTTCGTTATCGGCGAGCGATTGCAGATAGGCCGAGCGGGCCTGAGCGGTCTTTGCCTGCTGTGCCGCATCCGAACCATCTCCGCTTCCCCCCACGCCACGGCCGCGGGGCTTCGACGGGGTGCGCTCTGGCCCAGCTTTGTATTGTTCATTCAGCTTTTTGTAATAAGCAGAGAACTCATCCGCATTTTTCTGCGTGTAAGCATCTAGCGCTGCTCCGTTTTCTGCGCTGTAGGCCGTGGCGCCGGCGATGGCTCCGCCAATCCCGCCTGACCCAAACCCCTGTACAGCTGCCGTCATTTGACCAAGATCGTATTTGACCTCGGCAACCCCATTTCGGAAGATCGTCTTGAACAGAGCTCCGATCACCAGAAGCAGAGATATGACGCCGTTGAAAGCCTTGCCGGCTTCTTCTCCGAACCATCGGACGGAGTCAACACCCTCTCCCTCAAGCCCCTGCGCGAGCGTCTCGATACCCTGGGTAAACTGAGGGACAAACCCGGCAATGAAACGAGTCCCCAAGCCTTGAGCGATGTCTTCGAGCTCGTGGACAGCATCTTGCGCAGCCCGGGCCGAAGCTACCATGTCGCCATCGAGGTAAAGTCCGAGAGACTTTGCCTTCTCGAGAGCCTTGTCGAATCCATTCGTCCCGAGGTCATCCAGCATAGGAATCAGCTCAGCACCAGCTTTACCGAACAGTGCAATCGCAAGCTGAGCCTTCTGCGCTCCGGCAGGGATCGCTTCGAGCTTCTCAGCCACTGTGACAAATAGCTGACCAGGATCCTGCGTCTTCAGGTCCTGAACACTGATACCAATGTCTTTGAAGGCCTTCAGTTGTACCTTAGAGCCGTTTGTCGCTTCTTCCTGGCTCCGTGCAAGCTTGATCAGTCCTTTACTCAGCGAGTCGAACTCGACCTCGTTATCGTGCGCGGACAGTGCCAACGCGGATAGCGTGCCTATGCTGGCGCCGGTCTTCTCAGAGAGCTTCCCGATGTCCTCGGCAGCCTCACGCGCACCGAGAGCCACCTCGGCTAGCTTCTCTACCGCGATTGCAAAGGAGATGGCTGGGAGAAGCTCCGTAAGGGTCTCTAGGGCACCATTGATTAGTTCGAGGGAGCCGGCAGTCTCAACACCTGTGGTCTTCGCCTCTTGGCGGACCCGAGCGAACGCGTTCACCACATCCTGAACGCCCTGCGCACTTAGGCGTACGGATACGTCGGGAATTCCAGCGCTGCTGCCCATAACCCAAAGCTAGAGAGGCTCGCTGCACCAAACAAGGTGATTTGAGGAATTACCTTTGGACTACATGTCGAACGTCTCATTGCAGGATGTCAGGCAGTTTCGGCGGCTTCGATTTACCGCCGAAGGCTGTTCGTGACGCCCACACCTGTAGCGACACTGCATAATCGGCCCGGGCCTGCTCCTTGATGATCTCCAAGTAACCCAACAGAACCTCACGCATAGGCCAACGAAAAACCCTTTGCGCCTGGTCTGGATCATGCTTCGCTACTGCGCGAACGACTGCTCCCCACTCTCCATATTGCTCGGAGCCTCGATCCGTGCGCTTCTTTCGGGCTGGACGACGGTTGCCTTCCTGGAAAAGCTCGGGGAAGTCACGGAATACGCCAGCCCTTTCTGAAAAAAACCCATGATCGCCGCAATAATCTGACCCTGGACGATCTTCTTATCATTCTCATCCGTCAGTTTACGGAGGAAGTGCGCGGTTTGCTTGGCAACATCTTCCGTCCACTCCGCCGGCGAAATTTCTACTGGGAGCAGAAGGCCACCCAGGAGCAGGAAAACGTCGGAGCTGATCGCTGCCCGCCGGAATATCCGGAGCGCGAAGTCTTCCGGTGTCTCTCCTGTTAGCATCTCTAGCCTGCCGAGCTTGGCCTTGGAGATCATGCCCTGCACGAACACGTCGTGCTCCATGGTGGAATTCTTTGCTCCTTTGAATGCGCGTCCACCTATGACGATATTGGTATCCATACTGGCTCCTGATACAGCAGAGGCCGCACCATACAGGCTGCGGCCTTTTCTGGGGAGAGACTCGTTTAGCTAGCGCTGTCGCGGTAGGTAACCTGGTAGAGGGGAGCGCTCGGGTGATTGATGGAATCGTCCAGGATCTCGCCGTTGAGCGACATCTTATCGAAGTCGTCAGAGAGGAGCGAGAGGACGCCGGCGGACATGAACTTTACTTTCCAAGCCTCCACATCGAAACCTGGTCCAATTGTGGGATCACCAACAAATACAAGCCGCCCGTAGATCGCCGTGTTTTGTCCTGCCGCGATACGTGGCAGCGCGGTAGTACCCGGCGTATATGCCGCAGAGACGGTCGTTCCAGCAGTGAGCATCCGAATCAAACCGATCTTCTGATCCTCGATCTCATAATCGGTCCCGAGAGCGAGAGGTCCAGACGATCCGGTCAGAATGAGGCTCGATGGGTTCCGCCCCTTCAACTGGAGAATGTCGCCAATGGCATGGGTGGCAGCAAGAGACTCACTGGTTACAGGTGTGACCGACTGCGTGAAGGTCGAGACGTCGCCGAGAAGCGCGAGTGCCAAATTCTCCTTCGTGAACTCCATGAGGTCCATCGCGATCGTATGCGTCTGTTGGGTGTCGACCGAGGCGATCTTGTTATTCGTGGCCTTTGTCGTCGTGTAGCGGCTCTTGTTCGTGCTGCTGATCGAAATGTCACCCTTGTCCGCTTCACCCACGAACCGGAGCACACCCGAGGGCTGCATGTTGCTGCCATAGCGGTCGAAGTAAAACTTGCCGCGTCCGATATAAAGATTGTCGCCGTTTGCTGCTGCTGGCATTGCTTCACCTCGTGATGGAATGTGCTTCTAAAACAGTTGGCAGGCGGCGACCCCTGCAGTAGCTCCCACGCCAGCCCAGAGAGGCTGTTTCGTGAAGGCGCCGCCGGCCGCCCCCACACCGGCGAAGCCGGCACACTTCAGAACTTTCAGGAACCGCTGCGTTTTGGTCCCGCCTTTTGCCGCAGCCTTCCAGGTGTCCACTTGCTGCTTCTGTAGAGCCGCCGCAGACGCCATGTCTGCCATGTTGGCTTTGCAAGAGTTCAGGGTTTGCCGGTCTGCCTGGCAGGCGATGAGCTCTTTCGCTACAAGCGTGCTTTGTTCCTCCGTCTGAACGACATAGTTTGGAGACTCGGGAAGCTTCTGCGCTTCCTCTGGGGTGAAAGCTTGCTTATCGACGACGAAGGCGGCTGACGGCTGGTCCAGTGAGAGAGTGGGGACCGGGACATACTTCGTAATGATCTTCACCGCGTCCGCGCTCGTCTTCACCTTCGTCTGTTGCTGTTCGGCTATTACCCTCTGCTGCAGATCGTCCGCAGACCGCTTCGAGATCCTCAGATTGAAATCGTCGATCTTATCCTGATCTGCTTTGGACACCTGATCCGCCGAGGCGATCGCTTTGTGTTGCTCATAAGCGATCTTGCAAAGAATGCCGAATAGCAGTACCAGGACAATGCCGACAATTACGGCCATCTTCTTCGAGATTGTCATTAGCTCAACCTCGTGATGTCCGCAGGGTTCGTCCGATATTCGACTGTCCAGCGAATAGAGGTGACGGTTACAACACCCTCGGATCCTTCCAGGGGCTCAAAGATGGTCTCGGCTTCAGAAATCGCCATCGTCAGAGCCGTCCCGTCGGAGGCGGTTACGGGCTGACCCGTTCCGAGTCGCGAGATGACCCACTGACAGTGCTGGTCGGCGTCGTCATCCGTTCCGTGGACGATGATGCGAGTCTCGATCAGCAGTTTCCGATCAAGGATGACGGGGCGGCGGGGATTCCCCGCGGGTGTCGGGGCTTCGTGGAGAAAGTAGACGCAGTACATCGGGATCTCATGACGGCCAACCGGAATTCGGTGGCTCTTATTGATTCTTCCGGAGGCGAGCGCGGGGGCGCCCGGGGCCGGATTCCCATCCAGCATCACCAGCACTGCATCCGTGATTCGCTTCCTGATCGAGTCAGCCATTGCTATACCGCCGCCCCTAAGAAGACCTGGGAGACCCGCCCGTCTTGAATTCGGAGAATCTTTGCCGCCCTGTAATTCGTGAAGCTGACCGCGCCGTAAGGTTTCACCGAGACGACATCCTGTTCCTTGAGATCAGGAAAGGCTGAAGTGCGGACAAGCGCGTATGACATGGCCATAACCTGACCCGGGAATTGATCGTTGGTACCGACGACCTCATCCTGGAGGGTGAAGAGGCAGGGTTGCGTGAGCACGCCTGCTGCAAAGACGTCTCCACATTCTCCGAGGATGAGATCGATATCGGTGTCTTGGTACATGGCTCTACTTCTTCTCCAGAGAGGCGATCTCGGCGAGCATCGCGTCCTTGCTGAGGTTGCCCTTCAGTACGTAGCCGAAGGTTGTCTGTGCATACTCGACAAGCTCTGCGCGGGTCTTCCCGGAGAGGTCGGTGGAGAGCCCGTTGCTGTCGTCATCGGGTTCGGAACCTGCTTCCAGCGAAGCGATCTCGGCGAGCATCGCGTCCTTACTTAGTGTCGGATCGAGGTCAAAGCCGTACTTCTCTTTCGCAAGCTTGATGAGGTCGTCGGTTGAGGCCGCGACTAGGTCGATCTCTTGACCAGCGCCCTTGACCTTGTCGATCAAAGAGAGAACACCCGTCTTCACCAGGATTGCGATCTCTTCGGCCTCATGCTCGGCGGCCTTGATGACGTCGCCAGCCTCATGCTCGAGGTGGCGAAAACCGGAGAGCGCCCAATTTACGATGTAGCTGCTCATAATGCCTCCAAGCTTCTGGCCCGCGGTGCTCTGCGGGCCCTTCAGCAGGTTGTTGGTTACGCGACCGCGTTCTGGAAGAAGTAGCCGAGGTCGTTCGCGAGAATGAGCTCCTGCACGGACTCACCCACGCGGACGATAGAGCTTCCGCGCATGCCGATCTTCGGATCCTGATAGGTTGCGCTCAGCCGCTCTCCCCACTGTGCGGTGATACCGAAGCTCATCGATTCGGTGTTCACGCTTACGCCAGACTTGTAGAGCAAGGCCGCGTGTTTGCCCCAGAGGCGCGACGTTGATACGGTCTGACCTTTCTTCGCTGTGTTGTACCAGCTCTCACCGACGACGACCTCATCCAGCCCAAGCATGGACGCGATGAAATCCAGAGGGGCAAGACCGTACGCACCGTTGTTACCGTGAAAGGCCTGGACGATCTTCGGATGCGTCTGCAGCTTGGTAGCCACAGGGCGCCCCACGACCAGCTGGTTAGGACGAACCAGCATTCCATCCATCGCCGTGATGATGGCGGTAAGAGGATCCGAGTTTGTGAAATCCGACCACTGGCTCGTGCCGCTCAACGTTGTTTTGTTGGGCGTGGCGTAGCTGTTGGCGTTGAATACCAGAGCCGATGCTCGTGCCTCGCGATCCAACGCCAGCAGGTCACTCACCTGCTCCGCTGCGACCGCCTCTGGATCGATCTGGCTGCCATAGGACTGCGCGATCGCCTTATCCATATTGGGGACGACCTCGTCCAAGGCATGATCCTGCACGGATCCGTCAGCCTGGGTGGCATTCCAGTCGACCTGGTTCACTTCGCTCTTCCGGCCAACCTTGGTATCCGGAATGGTGAAGCTATCGGCCTTGTTGAAGATGCTGTACTTGAAGCTGGGAGTGTTCACGGGAACACGCGGAAGAACGTCGTCAGCGATGAGCTTGGCGTTCTTGTAGGCGATGGTGATTGCCGTCAGTACTGGATTCACTACGAACGGCGCGGGGAAGGTGTTGGGGAAAGCCATCTTTGGTTTGCCTTCTTTCTTTCTGGAGTGCTTGGACTCACGTCCGCGCCATTATTAGCCTTGGTTCTGACCGAGAAGCACGAGAACCGGGAACACGTCCCCTGCAACAGCCGACGTCATCGCTTTGCCGATGATCTGAACGTTTGCTCCGGTCGCAGGGGCAGCCGTGACTGCCTGTGACGATGCATTTACTGTCAGCCAGTCTCCGTCTGCGATCGTTCCACCTGCGGTGACATTCGCGATTCCCTCATGGATGACGTCGACGATCTGGCCAGCCGCTACCTGAACGTTTTCGCTGACACCCTTGAGCTTGTCGGATACGGCAGTTGCCAGGGCGGCGTTGCCGTCGACCGAACCTGCCTTGATGATGAGATACGGCTGGATGTCCGTATCGGCGATGTACGCCTTGGTAAGTCCTGGGTTTGCCATTTGCTTCTCCTGTCTGAAGTGGTGAAACGTTCGCGTCTTGCGGAGGCCTATCCGTGCACCTCCGCTCCCCGCTTACTTCCTGTTGATCTCGGCGGCCGCCTGTGCGTAAGTGACTTTCCGGCCAGCTTTGGCTGCCTCTGCGATGTGGTTCGTGATCTTCGCAGACATCACCATGGGGTCCTCGTCTTTCGTGCCTGCAGCAGCGGCTTCGCGGTTCTTCTTCTCTTCTGCTTCCTTTGCCGCATCTGCAGCGCTGGCAGCAACTCCGCTTCCGGCGTCCTCGGCAAGCTCCTTCACCTTGTTGCCACGCACCTTCTCTTCGGCGGCGAGGATGGCTACAGCTGCATCCGACGAGGTCGACTTACCGTCGAACTTCAGAGTGCTGATGAGGTCCTTGTGTGAGGAAGCGAGAGGCGTCGATTCAACGGACTTGATGCGCTCGCGTTCGGCGGTCGCACCAGCGACGGTGGCATCATTCTTGATCTTCTGAAGATCAGCTGTTGAGGGGGAGTATGCGGCTTTACCGCGCTCGAATTCTGCGTCGAGAGCAGCCTTGTATTCGGCTTCGGTTGCGAACACCTTGAAAGACATATTGGCTCCTGGGATACGGTTTGCCGGGCGCTTCGCTCCCGGATTTTGCTGCTGGTTTACAAAGTCGAGGTTGAGTTGCGTGATGATGGCATCGAGGCTAGATATCCCATCGACTAGGCCGGCATCGATGGCCTGCTGGCCGATGAAGATCCTACCGTCGGCCATGTCCGCGAGAACCGTGTCCACGCTCACGCCGCGTCCAGAGGCGACCGCATCGACAAAGATCGAATAGATGTGGTCCACCTGATCTTGAATCGTTTGCTGGCCTTCCACCGAGAGTGGGGCATGCGAAGATGCAATTCGCTTGTACTTGCCCGCTGTCACCTCTGTAACCTTGCGGCCGGACATTTCATTTGCCTTGCTGCGGTCCGTGTGCGTCGCGACAACTCCGATCGAGCCCACTTCTGTCGTATCGTCAGTAATGAACACCTGGCTTGCTTGCGAAGCGAGCCAGTATGCGGCGGAAGCTCCCAGACCATCGATCAAGGCAACGACGGGCTTTGTCTTCGCTGCTTCACGGATGGCATTTGCAGCTACCTGAGTGCCATCCACCTCACCACCCGGGGAGTCGACCGCCAGCACGATGGAATGAACAGCAGGGTCCTTCATTGCGTCTGCAACCATCTGCTGCAACACCTGCGTGCTCGTACCTCCAGAGAAGTACGTAAACAAATTCATCCGCTTCGAAATCACGCCATCAATCGGAACTACTGCAACACCGTTCTGCACGGTATAACTTCCAGCTTCGTCATCGTCAGCACCTGCGGCAGCAAGCTTCAAACCTTCAACGTCGATCTTTTCGCCGGCGGCATGACGGGCATAGATCTCCTGAATGGTCTCCAGCTTCGTCTGAAGAATGGCCCATGGACGATTCAGTATGTCGAGAATCCTCATTTGGCGTCCTCCGGTTTCTCTTTGTCGCTGCCAGTGTCTTCGGGCTTGTCCGGCGCGTTAGGATCCGGCACCAACTCACTAGCAGTCGCGTTCAGAATTGCTGGTTCTAGACCACCGGCCACACGCGCCTGATGCTCCTTCACGCGCTGAGGATGGAGATCATCCCAGTTCTGCCCGGTAAGCTCCATGGTTTCCTTCTTCAGCGTGGATAGGCCTGCCTCAATTCGTGTGACCGCAGCAATCGCTTCCTTCTGCGGATCAATTTGGCCAGGCGCATCGCCAACCCACTCAGCGCGGAGGTAGGCACGACGTCGTAACGGATCAGTGAAATAGCCCGGCGCGTCGATTCGGCCGATCGCTACAGCCTCATCCATCCACGCTTCGAAGACAGGCTGGCAGAAGCGTGCGGCGACGAATGCCCGGCGGTTTTTATAGAACTTCCACGCCTCGAGCATGGCGGCCCGGGCCGCAGAGTAGGAGGCGGTAAAGTGTTTGATCAGAATCTCGAATGGAAGCTCGAGAGCAACGCCGATCTGCCGAAGAATGCTCGTCACGAACGGATCGAATCCGGCATTCGGGCGCATCGCGTTCGGGAACTGCACTTCCTCATTGGGATTAAGCACGTTGATCATGCCGGGCCCGAGTTCCATGTCAGGCGCCTTGCCAGGAGGTGCGGGGGCCGCGGGTCCCGCGAGATCGCCGGTCTCAGTCTTGATGAAGACCGTATAAAAGGAGGTCAGGACCGCTGCCATGATCTCGGCTTCGGTGTACCGATCGAGCTGCTTGAGAAGCTCCATCACCGGAGCAAGGTAAGGCACCCCACGGTTTTGATCTGGACGAAGGCGGTCGAAGACGTGAAGCACGTTCCGACGGCCAGTCTTCTTCCCAAACGCCTCAATCCGGTCATACTTACCTGCGATGGCTCCATAGCCGCTGAAATCCAACGAGCCCGGATGACGTTGGAGGATGTGATAGGCGATCGGAGCGCCAGAGCCGTCAACTTCGACACCACCCCAGATCTTGTTCTGAATGCCTGAATCTTTAGCAATCTGCCCGTCTCCGTTCGGGGAGTGAATCCGGTCCGCTTCAATAATTTGGAAGCAGGTCTTGTAGATGCCAAAGGCCAACGGACGCATCGGAAGCAACGCGAAGACATCGCCGCTTTCCAGCATCGAGCGAACGACGAGCCGTTGCGCTTCGTAGAAATTCTGGGTGCGCGTTATGTCGCAATCAGGCGCGTCTGCCCACATCTCGAACTCGTGGCCCACCGTGCGCGACCAGTCGTGCGCCTGATCTTCCGTCCATCCGAGAATGTCGATGTCGGGAGTAGGCTGAAGGGCGAGGCCCGTACCGACGGCGTTCTGTACGACGGTGTTGATAGCACCAGTCGCGATAGGGGCATTGCGGACCAGGTCCCGCGATCGAGGACGCAAGGTAACAATGTCCGTAAGCGTGTCAGCATCCGCCGAACCGCGGCTCGCGAACCAATCTCGCGTCTGCCGACGGTCGTACCGCGCTCCAACATAGGCACCCGAGAGGGCGAGCATCGTGCGGGCACGTTGACGGCGCTGCCCAGATTCCGGGCTGACGAAGGTGATAACCTTGTCGAGAATGTTGGGCTGAACGGCGGGGAGGGCTTTAGCCACACGGCACCCCGTAGTAGGTACGGAGTCCGCCGCCGCGGCTCAGGGTAGCAACCTTCTGCTCCCAGTACTTCACTTCATTCAGCAGCGATTCATGGGCACCGCGGTCGACCCGGCGGGCTCCCGACTGAGAACCCACCTGGTACGACTGCTGGAGGCGTGCGGCTGCGATTGCTTCGAGAGCGCCTGCTAGATTCGCCTGGGCCTGTTCGAGTGTGATTCCGCCTGCCATGTTGCAGACGGTATGAAAGAGTCATGCACCAAACAAGGTGATTTCAGGAATTACGTTTTAGGGGATTTAGGTCCTCACTGGAATAACGGAAAACCTTGAAAGGGTCGGGGAGTAGTCTGGGACTCCCCGAGCCCAGGACACGCCAAGCTTGAGGTACTTGGCGGAGCGCTCGAAATGCGAGTGTGTAGCGCTCATCGGGAGTTAAGACTCATGCAGCAAAAAGTAGTTCGCATGCCCGTTTTACAGGACGACCTAGAGTTTTCAATCGTCTAACCCACTCATTTTTCGTTTTACTTATACAGTGGCTAGCCTTAGTGATGTAAACTTATATAAGTAAATGGGGGTAACGTGGTAGTTGATAGCTATGAAGTCGCACAAGCAAAGAGTAGGCTTGCAGGAACGGTATTTCAACCACGCAGTCCCATTACCAATGAAGAGTTGTTCTCGGGACGATGGAGTGAGCTAATAACAATCTCGGATGCCGTTTATGAGCCGGGCGTTCACATCGTTCTATATGGCGAGCGCGGTGTTGGCAAAACGTCCCTTTCGAATGTCGTGAGCTCCACCGTCCGAGTCATGGATCGCCAGCGAGGAAGCCAGGATCGCCTTGTAATTAGAACCGTTGCGGAAAGCGGGGATACATTCCAAAGCATTTGGGGGAAACTTTTCGCTGAAATTACCTGGCAGGATAACAAGCCATCGATAGGTCTTCTACCTGCAGCCAAGCCTCCACTGCCGTTTCGAGAAGCGATGGGACTTCAAGGAAATCTGACAGTAGACCTTGTTCGGCGAGCTCTTAGTGTTCTTCCGGGATCACTCTTCATTGTCGACGAATTCGATAGAACAGCAAGGGATGCTTCGAAGCAATTTACCGATTTAATGAAGGCACTTTCCGATCTTGCTGTTAACAGCACCATTATGCTCGTTGGCGTTGCTGAAACTGTCGGCAAGCTCGTTTCAGATCATGCTTCGATCAACAGATCTTTGATCCAAATCAGGCTTGATCGAATGTCTCAAGGTGACCTGCTAAAAATTTTGACTACTGCACAACAAAAGCTCGAGATGAAATTCAACGAAGATGCAGCGAGCATGATCGTCAAGATTTCTCAGGGTCTACCGCACTACACACACTTAATTGGCTTACACGCTGTCCGAAACGCATTGCTTGAGCAATACAGTAATGTCGTGCAGCGAGACACTGTATTCTCCGCTCTCAAACTGGCGGTCAAGCAAGCTGAGCAGACGACAACAGAAAAGTATTCCAAGGCTACACACAGCGCGCATAAAGACGCTCTCTATCGATATGTTTTGCTTGCCAGTGCTGTTGCCGCCGCACAATCACGTGATCCTCTGGGATTCTTCAACCCAGCAGCTGTTATTGCGCCTCTCACGCGAATTCTCAATCGACCGGTACAGGTAGCAACGTTCAATAATCATCTCGGTGAATTTGCACAATCCGATGTCCGAGGTCATATTTTAGAGCGTGATGGTGTTTCAAGGGGATTTCGATACCGTTTCAAAGACCCTATCGTTGTACCATTCATCTTCATGAACGCTTCGGCGACAGGTCTCGCCTCGGATGAAATGATTACGCAGTTACTATATGAGTCTTCCTAGTGGTTGATCTACATCCTTGGATCAACATCATAACGAACCCCTCACCACATTCGCGCTTCACACAATGCCGCGAGAAATGACACGGCGACCAGGGCTGACAGCCAGGGTTGCCGGGTTGGCACCCTTCTGAACCTCAGCCACGATCGCTGAAAGATCGTTGTAGGTTACAGGGTCGATGAACTTCTGGAGAATCCAGAGCCCGGCGTGCGCGTAAACCGTGAGGTCGAGTGCTTCGTTTCTTTGCTGGTTGGCAACCCACTCGTACCGGATCCGGCCGGTCCGGCGATTCTTCACCGGCACCTTACTCTCTGCCGTCAGCTGCTCAAAGTAATCGTTTGTGGTCCACTCTGGGAAATTTTGGTAGGCCGGGCCGGGCTTGTTGATCTTGAGGCGACTGAGGATTCGGTCCTTACAGGCATAAGTAGCCACACTGAACAGGCGCAGCGTGTTGTTCCGGACCTTGCTTTCCTGCACTAGACCGGGCTTCGTGATGCGATCTTGTCCTTTGCAGGCATAGACCCGACGAGCTGTAGTCTGCCGCGGAAGGATGAAGTCGTAGCAGGAATCGGCCGCGTATCCCGTGTCGATCAGACTGATGGACGGCCGGAGTAACGCACCGGAGCTGTGCTTCCACTGCTTGAGCAGGAAAACATCCAGCTCGCTCCAAACATTGACGAGGTCCTCTTGTCCTCTCTGATTCGGCTTGTCCAGGGGACTTCCATAAAACACCTCGTGCGCGATCAACCATTGCTGTTCCCCGATGCCGAACCCGGTTATCTGGGCTTCCAGTCGGTTCTGTTGCACGTCAACACTCGCGACCAGAACACCACAGTCATTCGGCACTTCTACATCTGGCCGATCTTCCGTACTGTATCTCGCACGACGAGCGGCGAGCGCGGAGGTTTCGACGGCCTCAGCACCTTCATCCCATGTCTCACCGAGCCGCAGATTGATGAAGGCCCGCATCTTTTCCGGAACTTCCTGCGCCTCGTGCCACTCCTGGGCGAGCAGATGCCAGATCGGTTTCCATGGGGCATAGAGGGCGTTGATGTAGAAGCTGACGTGTGCCTTGCGCTCCGGATACTTCGCAACAGCGATCACCTGGTCGAGCATGCGCTGCTTGTGGCGCTCGGGAATCAGCTCGCGGCAATGCTTGCATCTATAGGCGACGGTTTCCGGGATCGGTGCTCCGTCCGCACCTTTGTCCCAGACCACGTTGTATTCCTTGCTCTCCGGATCCCGCCATAGCAACGGTTGGAACTCGTTACAGAATGGGCAAGGAACGTGGAACATGGTCTGATTTCCAGCTTCATACTCTTTGTCTATGCGTGAGATGCCCTTTGGCTTGGCCGGCGTAGATCCGATCAAGATCTTGGCGTCATCGAACGTGTCGGTACGGCGCTCTGCAAGCACGACCGGATCGCCTTCCCCGTCTACGTCGAGAGGGTATCCGTCAGCTTCATCGAGAAGTACGACGGCGCACGGATCCGAGCGAAGATTTGCGGCTGAGTTCGCGCCCGCGATCTTGAGAAACCCGCCGTCGAACTGTTTGAGCTGCTGCGTATTGCCACCCTCTCGAGACTTGTTTTCACGAACCTTCTCCGAAAGTGAGCGGCATTCAGCGATCATCGGAGCGACGACTTTCTTACTCTTATCCTTCGCGTCCGAGTCGCGGACGAAGACCAACATCATGGGCTTCGGGTTTACGTCGATGAAATATCCGCAGATATTCAGCAGGATTTCCGTCCATCCCACCTGCGTGCTCTTTTTGCAGGACACACGCAGAACATTCGGATCACAGATGGCATCCTGGATGATCTTCTGAAATTTCTCTGCGACATACAGTCCTGGCCGCGCCGTCGTCCCCTTGGGTAGAAAACGATTCGCCTCCGCCCATTCGGACACCAGCATGTCCGGGGGAGGCTCAAACATCTTCCAGATTTCAGCGTTTGCGAGTGCGAGATTTGCGGCGAGGCCTGGCGGGAGACCGCTTGACGGGGGCCTTAGTACTTGCAGGTTCATCTGAGGAGTCGTTGACATGATTAGATCTCGCCAGCTCCGTCAGAGTGTCTTTTACCGCCGCCGTTAGTTGTGCTTTGATCTCGTTGCGAGACAACGCCTCGAGCTTTGGCGCGAGCCGAGACGGGAGGTTTAGGAACTTCAGCTTCACGACCTGAACTAGCTTGGCCTGTTCCGCTCTGTACACCTCCAGAGGAAGCAGAGTATTTCTTCGCTCCTCGGCGGTCATCTCCTCGTTGTCGGCTTTGGCCGCTGTAAGGCGGATCTGCTCTTTGTCGAGACTGAGAAGCGAGCCATCTTCGGTCTCGGTCTCCTTCCGCTTTACGGAGTTCCGCAACCGGCCTATGTACCACCGCATACAGGCCACCGGGTCGTAAGTTCCGCGTGCTTCTTTCGGCATTCCGTCCCGCACGAACTTGGAAACCGCCATCTCTGTCAGCGGGTCGTGTCCATCCCCGGCGAGAATTCGGCAAACTTCCTTGGCTGTAACGGTCTTGACCGGCATTCCTTTTCACTTCTCTAACCTTCCGGGAAACTAAACTAAACCACCAAAATTTACATGCTCGTCTGGTTTTGTGTCGGGGTTCGAATTACCCGCAACGGGTAAGCTCTGGAAGGACCCATCGTTTTCCACATGCGGCATTTGGCACTCCATGTGTTCGGTCGGGGCTCGAGTCGGGCTCGTTGACCTCGACTGAAAGATCGCGCCGATCCTCTTCTGCGCTTGCTTGATACGCTGCTCGTGATCACGCCGTTCGCGTTGTGCTTTGGTCATCGGCTTACCTCTACGCTTTGACTGACGTGGGTTGGCCTTCTTAACATGATTCGTGCTCATCATCTACCTCTCAATCCACGACACCAGCATGGCTTCTGTCTAGCGAATGAGCGTCAGGCTGAGGGATGATGGCGCTCATGCAGCCCTCAGATATGGAGACAGGATCAGCGCATCACGAAGCGCCTGATTGAACAGCTCCTGGAAGTTGGTCGAGTACACGACGTGTGCCGTCTCGTAGAACGGCAGCAGCTTGCTATAGTGCGGCGTGTTGACGAAGATCATGAGCGGTTTCAATCCACTCTTTGTGCGCATGTAAACGCCGAGTGGCAGATACCCACCAGCAGGCTTACCGACGAATATATTTCCCGCATTTTTATTGCCTCGCGCTCCCTGGCGATTGGATCTGTTCGCAAGATAGCCTGTCTCAGGGAATGACTTCAGTGCGCTGATCACCTGCACAATTTGGCCGACGCTCATGTTTCCATAACGGTTGAACGTAGCGCCTGACCCCGGCACCCAGAACATGCCAGCAGGGAGAACACCAGCGCGACGCATGATCTTTTCGCTATTCTTCGGCTGTCGATCTCCACCAAACACCTGAGGCGCAAGATATACGCTCGGAGGTGCGCCCTTGCTGGCCCAATTCTTGAGCTCCACCTCGGCGACCAGACTATTTTTTGTCGCTGGCTTCAAATACACAGAGTTCATAGTGTAGGGCGTGGGCCGGTCAAACGATCTCTGGATCGATGCAGTGATGGCGGCTTTCACCTTCTGGCCCGTCTGGGTAAGAGCCTTAGCCGTGGCGAATGGCAGCTGAGTCTTCTCCCAGCCCTGCAGGGTCGATTCAAGCATGCTCGTATCCATCGCCGCATTCATCTTCATAATCAAGACCCTATTTCTTCACAACTTCCGTTTCAATCGTGATTCGGCGAATTACCTAAAACCTATTCCCCGTCTCGGCTGAGACAACTGTGAGGTATTGGCTCACCGGTTCTTCATCGAGCTCATTCGCAGTAATTCGCTTTCGAAGTGCAGCAACTCCCTTATCACTAATTACGTAGACAGGCGCAGGTTCTCTCCCACGCCTGATCATGCCGGCTGTGCTCAGCGCTTCTATCGTCGACGGACGGACTAGATCCATGCACTCGCCTCGGATAACGAAATAGAAACGCCCGTCATGGTCGCTAAATTGGAGCGATGCCGTGACCTGCCCCAACCGTTGAAGCATCTGCCATGCTGCTAAGGTGAGCCGCTGATTCTTCATGCAAGTTTCTTCCTCTCACCCGCACCGATTCCATGCGGAACATCGATCGGCGTCCTAATCTCCGCTGCCAAATCAAGCGTCACCAGCATGTGTGCCCGCGTATCCCGCCAGTTTGCGTTCATCCCATTCGCAGCGCATTGCAGGACCTGGGCATCCATTTGCCCGTTTTCGATCGCCGTAGCAATCATTCGGAGGCCGCCGACTACGTCCTTTCGGAGCTGCGATTCGATCTCACCTGGGTCGAAAAACCACTCCTCTATATGCATCTTCGCAACCCCTTGTGGTCGAGTTTTCGTCCACAACTAGACGTTTGTACTTTCGCCTTTGTTTCGCCTATCCTGACACTGTTATGAGCATGCATCCCACTCCCCAAGCGCTTACGCGATGGCCTGATCGGCATCATCGAACCCTCATGAATTTCCAGTCCTATGCTGGTTCGTGGAGCGTCCACTTCATTGAAGCCGATTGCCGTACCCCGATCGGGAAGAAGACCAGGTACATCGACTTGCCGACCCTCGAAGATCTGCGTGCATTTGTTCAGCACTGCAACCCCGATCCCGGAGAGCTCGACGACTTCGAGCACGACGTGCGAGCCTGGGGCAGAGGTAGCATCTACGTCAACCTTTCGGATGAGCAATACGAAAAGTTGAAAGGGTAAGCTTTCGCCATGGCATTCACGCTGACCGCTATTCCGCATCTGCTGCCTGAAGGCGAGCACAAGGGACATCTTGAGTACGTTCAATTTGTCGCCATGGAAGGCTCCGTCAAACATAAATGGAGTTCGGTAAATGTCGGCACCTACGCCGAGGACTTCGCGAAGATTGTCCCAACCGATCTTGCCCGCCTCATCCTCTCGCGATTGAGGAATGGCGAGACGGTCACCTTTCCGGGCCTCTGGGATCTCGAACAGATAAAGCATCAGTTCGGCGGGAACGGCAACGACTGAGGTCAATGCCCTCGGTGCTACGCTGTTTCGACTATGGCAATCAAACGGAAGCCGCCGCAGAAAGTTGGTCAACTTGACTTTGCCGAGAGCCTGGCTGAAGCGGCTGATATGTCTGAGGAACGAGTTCCTTTGCCCGGAGACCGCGTCACAGTGGGAAGCAGCTCGACGGTGTGGACCGTCCTGACCGTCTCTCATAGCGGCAAAGAGGTCGGACTGCACATTCCCAATACCAAGCTCGAGCGATTCCGTGTTCCCGTCTCTGATCTCAACTTTGTCGACAACCCGAGACCACCCAAGCCCAAAGAACCAGAGAAACCGAAGATCGACGCTGACGAGGTTCGCGAACACCTCAGCACAGTTCACCACTCGATGATTGAGCACCTGCAGGGCGAGGTAGCAGAGCTGAAGAAGTGGATGCGCAACAAGGGAGTCGCCGCTGGCAAGCCTTTGGACGAGTTCGCAGATGCGGCCGAGACGAGTTGGAAGGACGCCGTTGAGGCCATCGAGCGGCTGCTGGGGGAGTAGCACCCCGCGTGGTTCAGATCGCATCCAACCATTGCAGGAGGGTTTGGATATGCCTGCAGACCCGATGGAGACAGCCAAGCTCTCCCACGCCAGATCGCTTGTCGAGCAGGTGTGGGATGCGGGGAGCATCTCACAAACCTTCGACATCGAATATGAAGGCGCAGACTGGGAGGTCGCCGTAAGAATCAAGTCGACAGAAGACGGCGACCCTCCCAGTAGCCCAGAAAAGGACTTTACTGAGGAGCTCCCCGAATAGCCGAAAATTAATTTGTAGGCATCTAGGTGCAACATGACTGCAAAAATCCATGCCGAGGATGTACCTGAAACTGACGAAGTACCGAAGGTCGACACGAACTCTGAAGAATATGCAGTCGGATTCGACGCTGGCACGGAAGGAAAGCCCTGCGAAGGCGAGACTCCGGAATGGCGACGTGGATGGGCAGACGCGCAGGAATAAGCGGTCGCTCTCCGGAGTGGTAGGCTGTTGGCATGAACAAGCTCTTCGCCATGGTCGTTGCATCTGAAAAGACCATTACGAAACCGAAATTGCATTTCGCCCCTGTCGCCGTACGTGACGATGGAAAAGTTATTCAAGGAATGGTTGTGGACAGCTATTCCGAACTCATTGAAATTTTTCAGAGAGCTGGATTCCCCACTATTCCGAATACTGGTGACAGATTTGATCTCACAGATAAACAGGCGGAAGCTTTCGGGATGGATCTGGCACTCCTCAAATAATCCATGTGCGGCCGCTATTACAGAAAATCCGATAAGCAGAAGATTGCCGAATCCTTCCATGTGAAGCACGTCGGTGACTTTCCTCTGCCGCCAGCCGATTACAACGTTGCGCCTACCACCATGCAACCGGTGATCCGCAATAGCAGGGACGACGGCGCCCGCGAGTTGGTCTCGCTTCGCTGGGGTCTTGTTCCCTTCTGGACCAAGGATCTGAGCTCTTTCAAGAGCTTCTCCACCATCAACGCCCGCTCTGAGACGATCACCACATCCCGCACCTACAGAGAGCCGTTCAAAAAAGGACGTCGCTGCCTTATCCCTGCGTCTGGGTTCTACGAGTGGAAGCGCGTCGGCGGCAAGATGGCTCCGAAGAAAGGCCAGGAGAAGAATCCCTACGGCTTCGATCTGACCAACGGCCACATGATGGCGTTCGCTGGCTTGTGGGACGCATGGAAGAATCCCGCTGACGGAAGCTGGCTGCAGAGCTACACCATCATCACTACCGAGGCGAACGAGCTGATGGCCCCAGTCCACGATCGCATGCCGGTCATCCTGCACGAGAGCGACTTCAACCGTTGGCTTGACCGGGAGGAAACCCATCAGCCGCCCATCGACCTGCTGCGTCCGTTCCCCGCCGAGGAGATGGAGGCCTTTGAGGTCAGCAAAGACGTTGGCAACGTTCGGAACAACTCCGCCGAGCTGCTGAATAGTAAGTGATAGGCTGTTGACCTTATGAATTGGAATGCGCACCCTTACCTTTACCAGGTTCTTCATCCCTGGCATTGGGTTACTTATGGTCAGAATGCTGCCGCGGTGGGTTTGATCGGACTTGCTCTTTACACCTACTTCACATATCGACTGTTCCGCCACTCCCAAGATATCGAACGAGCAAAACTCCTTCCATATTTGGTTCTTCAAAATAGCAATGACCCAAAGACGGCCTTGGACAAGGTCGTCGTACAGAATATTGGCGCTCCGGCTACGAATCTTGTCTTTTGGAAAACGACAGTCTCTCATAAATTCAAGTTTTCTGAAGAACTCGTCATTGATCCCTACGCTCACCTTTCTTTCGAAGGTTCTATGCTGCGAGATGGCACGCGAGAAATTGATGTCAGTGCAGAAAAGCCAGGAGAGCGATATCTGTATGTCTTCGAAATGAGCGATGTGGCGCGAGGATTTCATCAATTTGGATTTCTGCGAACAAGGACACTGGATAATCTCGAGATTTCGACTATGGCCCATATGCTCCACACTCAGCTGCGCCGTACTCTCCGAAGTAGCCTCAGGCAGCGGTTTTACGCGTATCAAGCCAAGAAGTTGATCGCAAGACGGTGAATATATAACCGTGGAAGTTTGGCTAAACTACGCATCATGCGGCCTTTCGGAGGTTAGCCTGCAGCTTCCTTGGACTCCTCTTCCGAGCCAGAGCCATTCGCATCCCCTCGCGAAGCACCTCAGCGTTCATCAAGGGCGCCGCTATGCGGACAACACCTTCAGGCATCCAGTCCGGCAGCACTTTCATGGAATCGAAGACTCGCGTGTAATCCCCGCGCTCGGACTGAATGGTCTGAATCCACTTGGCCGCCGCACTGAAACCAGCATGAGTGTCCTTTCCGCGTTGAGGCATCAGCACCACGAGATCGAACTGCATCCCGCTCAGAGCCTTCTCAGCGTCATCGTTGTCATCGATCGTCACCACCCGGTATCCCAGACACCGATGGTGAAGGTCAGGTGCGAAGCGGTTATTTCGTTTGGGCAGACAAGCAGTACATTCTTTTTCTCTCTCATCGTTCCTTTACCTCGCTCCTCGGGTATGTTTCCCCCTGAGGACCGCAAAGCGCCTCAGGAACATGGACTCGGCCATATGCCACGGCCAGAATCGGAGTGTTGGAAGTTCAGGCATGCTGAGGCTGTCAAGGTCTTCGGAACCTCGGCGGGGGATCTCGAAGGCCTGAGCGAGCTCGACGACACAAAGGGCCTGGTCCACGCGCTTCACACTCGCCGGCATCTCGTCTGCAAGTCCCCACCGCTCCCGCACCTGCGCCTCCACCATCGCCTCGATGCGCTTGTACTCGTGTCCGAGGATGCTGTGGTTCTTCATGGGCCGGATCAGGTCCCCAAGCCACGCCTCCGCGGCGTCGTGCATCAGGAACTCGAAGGCGTCCTCTGGCGGAACCAGGTAGGATCCAATGACGCAATGCTCGGCCACCGAGTAGAAATCCTTCGTGGCGCCATTGAACCGGCACTGTAGTGAGAGATGGTGCGCGACGTCTCGTATGCTCATGTCTTCCGCTTTCGGGTCCATCGGCCAGAACTGCCGGCCAGAGAACGTCCGCATGTAATGCCCGCGATCGCCGGGCGCCTTTTCGCAGATCATCTGTGCTGAGCTGTGGTTCATGCTGCCTCCGTGGCACTGAGCAGGCGAATCTCCGCCACACCTGCTGGTAAGAAACGCGCTATGTCGTACCTGTCGCTAACGTGGTCGAAATCATGGGAAGGGATCTGCAGGTAGAGCTCTCCGTTCAGCGCTCCAATCGGCTTGATGGGGCGAATCCACGTGTCGAAGCTCTGCGTGGGGAGTTCACCTTTCAGCGCCTTGCTCATGCCCTGCCAGATACGCGTTGCAAGTTCCGCATCGGCACCCTCTGGGGCCAGAGGAACTGGCTCCGGCTCTGGCTCGTGAGCCTCCGGACGGTACATTCCAACGCTCGCCGGGCTTTGCATCTGCCCTTTCCATTTGGAGTCTTCGAACCAGAAGGCGTTCACCGTCTCACCAGCAGCAGCCGCGAGTTCAGCCCGCCGCTGGATCACCAGCATGGCGCGGTAAGGAGTCATCGCAAGCTGGCCGGCCAGGATCCTGATGGCATCTGCAGCCAGGTGGAGCGTCTTCGCCGGCGCCGCGATCGCTAAGTGCTCGAACATCCCACGTGCGCACTGGACTGGCTCGAGCTCGGATTCGGACAGCCCTGCACTCGTGGGTGCGGGCTTCAGGGGTGCAACCGGTACTACCGGGACGGGAGTGTTGCTCAGAGCCTGAGGTTTCAGTTTGGCTGGAAAGGGGGCGGGAGCGTCTTGCGCTCCCCCTGCTTTTAATCCTGTTCCTGCTCCTGTTCCTGCTCCTGATTCGGCATAGTCTTTCGAAAGGCTTTCAAAAGCCTTCACGAAAGCCTTACTCATACCTTTCACGAAGGCTTCGCTACCCGCCCAAACAGCTGCTTTTAGCTCACATTCGGGCAATAGTTCGTAGGCTTTCACCCATGCCTTCACAACATTCGGAGACTCGGGGCGGTTGTACTTCAGGAAGTTCGGCAACCACACCAAACGAGAGGCTTCATCATGCCTTATCAGGTCCTTTGCGGAAACCTCTCGAAAGGCTTTCGAAAGCCTTTCCGAAGGCCAACCCAAGTCATCCGCCAGCGCAGCGCAGCTGGTACGCATGGCCCCAAGCATCGTCTGATACGGGTGCGTCAGCAGCAGAAGGAAGGTCATCTTGGCGTCATCAGACAACGCCATGAATTTGGCATCGTTCCAGATGCGCACGTCTATCTTGCGGTAATGGCTCATGCCGCTCCCACCATCTTCGTAAACTCACGGAGGATCACCCGGGCATCCACAACACCACGCTGCGAATCGTCTTCGCATAGCATCCAGAACCCGTCATGGCCTTGCTTCGTTCCCATCTGGTACGTCTTGCCATTTCTGCGGCACATAAGGCGATCACCAGCCTTGAACTTTTCTTCCACCTGCGATACAGCCTCAGCGCGGTCCTTGCTTGCTCTGCTCATAGCACCACCGCCACGTCATCGATTGACCGCGCCACAATGTAAGTATGCCCAGCCTCTTCCACCTGCGCCTGAAATGACTTCTGCTCTTCGCTCTGACGTCCACCAGCAGCCTTGCACTCGATCCAGATCACCCGCGGCAACCGTGGCATGCGTGTATTTCCAAAGGCGATGATGTCGGCCATGCCCTTCACTCCGAACCGAACGAATCCGCTGGCAAGCTTCACAGCGCCCGTGTTCATCCGAAATGCGAGAACATGCTTGGCGTCGAGGTAGTCCAGGATTGCGGACTGCACATAACCCTCGGGAGTCTTCTGCGCTGATCTGCTCATGCCGCCACCTGCCTTGACCTGCGTGGACTCATGGAGACGCGTTCTTGTTTGGCACCCAGACCACACCTCAGCTCGTGGGAGCTCATGCCTAGGTCGCGCATCATCCGATTTATGGTGTTCCGGTGAACCCCGAGACGCTCTGCAGCCCTCGTCGCCATACCGCGCTCCGCCGCCAGAGCTCTCAGATATCGCAGGTATTTGTAGTGCTTCACGGCTTCTTTCAAACTGTTATCTCGTTCCATTCCTCTACCTCTTCAGAGCATTTACTCGCTTGCATCCGGCCATATGGGTCGGATTACCGCATCCGCGACTGCATAGATTCGGCTGTAACTCTCTAGCGCATCCTGTGCAGACAATCCACTTACCAACTACCTGCGTCGCCTTCACTCCATACCGACCTGCCTGAGCACATCGGCAACAGGGGACATGGCCCACTCGGTACATTCGCCGCTCGATAGTTGTCCGCACCTTATTCATGCCGTCTCTCTCAACCTCGGCAGCTGGTCCCGCTTCACATACACGCGCTCTGCTCTGTACGTACGGCTGTCTGCTGCATGGCAACCTTTGCAAGTTCTCTGACCGGTCCGGCGTGGATTACCGCAACCTGGCCTACAGCAAACGGATTTCTTATCTCGGTACTTCATATCTGCTCCGCGTGGAACAAAACGTTTCACGTGACACATAGGCTGTGTGGCGATCCCCGCTTAGGCTGCCAGGTACGGCCACGTTGACTGTTGCGGTGGTCTTTGGCTCGAAGGTGTTTCATGCAGGTCCGCTCTCTACAAACCCTGTCCACGCATCTCGCGTAGCACCATGCCTTCTAACCAAACTCAATCTTTATGCGTGCGGTGTGGCAGCTTTGGGTTAGGGCTGGTCGGCTTTTCCCTTGGGACCGTTATTAGCGGTTGTTCCCTGCCGTTCCTGTTCGGGATGTTCCGCTGCCGCCACACCTACTCTCCGAAGCGATGGAGGCGACCCACTCGCTTCGGAGCATCTCTCTCGCACTTGGGAAAAATCTCCGGTGGCCTGCTCAACCACCGGAAGTTCTGTGCGAAACAACCTCTGTGAGCCATCGTTCTGCTCCTGTCTTTTGCTCGGTACCACTTTCTGGGGGATGTGCTCTCGCCCATGGCATCGCCAGCAGATCCATTCCAAGTTGCCGATGCGGTCATCGCGCTTCCATCCACCAAGCCCTCGTGTTCCGTTCTTGTGGTGTGCATGCCCCGCATATCTAAGAACCTCTCCCGTTTCCTCGTTCAGCTGATCGTGAAGAGGAGCGAATCTTTTACATCTGGAACAGCGGCCCTTGGCCAGGTTGAAGACTTCTTCTCTGCGCCTCTGCCACTGGTACTCAGTCCTGCAAATTTCCCTATCGCCCAGGAGCACTATCCCCGGCCTTCGCGTGTTGCCGGGCTTCGGAAACATCACGGCCCCGTCACCGCCGCCACCAGCTGTCTCGCTCGGTCCTTCATCCACTTCTGTGCGAGGAACTCTGCTCGCGTTTCGCTGGCTGTGCGCTCAGCAATATGGGCGAGCTCATGAGAGACCAGGTGATCGGCGGTGACTCCGTTCCTTTCGTTGCGGAGCCCTGATCCGCGGAGGATCGTAGTGCGCGTCTCGAAGTAGGTGCTGCCGTAGACGAACTCAGCGTCGTTGACATGCTCAAGCCGCATGGCAGGCGTCCAGGATGCGTCGTCGCACACCACCAGGAATTGCCAGCTGTCAGGGTGTGGGAAGATCGAGAGCTGCTGACGAAGAGCATCACCAGCTTCCTTGCACTGGCGCCGAACGGTTGGACTCTGCGGCGTGCTCGAGAAGTAAGTAATGATTGGCTGGGCGTCGATGTAACGGGCGCAGAAGATGCCAATGGCGAGGCCGACCAAAGCCGAGACCGACCGAACCAGGATTGAGTAACGCTTGCGGCGGAGCGCCCATCCCTTATCGATTCCAACGTTGATGCGTCCGGGAAGATTCGAGAACTTCGTATTCATTTACCTGACCTCGAGAAACCAGCAGAAAGTTAGCCAAAGAGCGACCACGACGAGAGTCGCTATCCATTCGCGGAGATCCCGGCGCTTCATCCGAGACCCACCCATATGCTCGCTATGGCGAGGAAGCCCATGCCAACCAGGAAGATGATCATGGCCGTCCCGATCATTCCGGAGAGAGCGAGGACCTGGGGGCCAAGAACCTTCGATTCCTTAGCCTCGTATTCATCAGCCAGCTTCTCGCAGGGATGGCAGTACTTGTCGTAGCCCACCAACTTGCCGCATCCGCCGGTACACTCACGGATATGCGAGATCACCGAGACACTTGCTGTGTTCACTTCAACCTCCAAACCCTGATGTAGCGGGCCCTGTTCGATTTGCGTTGGCTCGGAGTCCAGGCACCAGTGAACTCCCACGATTCAGTCCGGAAGATCACACCAGCGGCATTCCCTAGATCGGCGTTGGTCTTCCCCATGAGTGCGAGGACGTGTTCAAAGTCGTCAGCTGTGACACAGCGGTTGCCGCGAGAGCGGGCCAGGAGAGAGAGGTGAGCGCGTACTTGCTCCACCAGCTCGTTGCGGCACTCCGCAGCATGCTCGATGCCCTTGTCGCGAGCTTCCATGCCTGCGAAGAGATCCATGGTTGCGGTGGCCATTAGAAGGGCCTCCGCGTGATGATGTGCCGAGGGTCCGTCATGCTCCTGCGGATGGGCCGCTCAATCACCTCAAGGACTACGACCGCACCAAAGAAGTCCTCGTACCTGAGTTCGCCTACGCTGAGCGGAAACTTCTGGGAGAGTCCAATGATCGTGCGGATCGTGTCTGGGCGAGGAGTAGTTGGGTTTCGCTCCCGGATCCACTTCGAGATCACTCGATAGTCTGCTGCGTCGATCGAGTCCTGAAGGCGTCCAAGTTTGAACTCCTTGATCCAGCTTCTGACTCGTATGTTCGATCCGTCCGGAACGGGGGCTAGCCTCACTACAGGAACTGTGCGCTTGCAATTCATGCAGCCCTCACTTTCCCGGTCTTCATTGGTATCTCCACGCTCGCTCCTGAGGTGTCGCCTGAACTTGGACAACCATAGCCACAAATTTGTGGCGTGTCAACCATAAATTTGTGGTACATTCTGTCGCAGGAGGAGCCAGAAAGTGAGCATGGAAAACAATAGGGTTATCGCGCTGCAAAACGGTGAGGTTTTGACGACTGAGGATGTTGCTGAGCTTTTGAAGCTCTCAAGGGCTACAGTAGTAAGGCGATTTAGGGATGGGACGATCCCAGCAAAGCTCATCGGAACAAAATGGAGATGTTTGCGTTCAGATGTAGACAAACTGTTCCAAGCGGCATAGAGTCGTCTCATCTGCCCACAAATTTGTGGACGCACTGAGGACGCATGGAAAAGGTTAGTCGATACCAGATGGGCTCGTCAGAGAAGGTAAAAACGAAGCTGGGTCTCTGCTGGTACATTCGTTTCACGTTGCACAACGGAAAGAAAGGCCCGCGCATTCGCGTAGGCCTCGTGTCTGACCTTCCTACGAAGAAGGCGTTCAATAATGCTGTCGCCGACCTCCGAAAGGACTTCAACGAAAGGGCACTGATCCCGGAACAGCACAACTTTTCGGAGGTGGTGCACAAATATATTCGCGAAGAGCTGCCTAAGCGGTATTCGACAGCTCGTGGATATCAATCCTATTTAGAGAATCAGATCCTGCCTAAGTGGGGCCCGCTCTCCATTGAAGATGTGAAGGCTAAAGAGGTGAGAGGCTGGCTGAATAGTCTGAATCTCAGTACCAAAACAAAGGGTCATATCCGCAACATCATGAGGATACTCTTCCGTTTTGCGATGCTCTGGGAATGGATTCCCGTCTCGGAAAACCCGATGACCCTGTTTCGCCTCGAGGGATCGACTAAGAGGCGATCGAAGCCGAGGGTGCTCACCTTCGACGAATTCACCAAGCTCTTGGCGGCCGTGGGTCGCGAACCTTACAGAACGATGATGATTGTCTCGGCATGCTTGGGGCTACGCTGCAGCGAAGTCTTCGGCCTGCGATGGGAGGATCTCGACTGGCATGCGCGTACCCTGACGGTTCAACGTGGGATTGTTGATGGTCGAATCGATGACGTAAAGACAGCAGGCTCACATGCCAAATTGCCCCTACATCCCAGGCTGCTGCGTGAGATGTTGCAGTTCTACTCCCGAGCCGAATTCAAGGATTCTGATGACTGGGTGTTCGCCAGCCCATTTACAGCCGGAGAGCGCCCCTACCATTCCTATAGGGTGCAGCAGTACGTAATAAAGCCCGCGGCAATTGCCTGCGGGCTAGGGGATGGTATCGGATGGCACACCTTGCGGCATTCATACCGGTCATGGCTTCAGTCGACCGGAACGCCGATCGGGGTCCAGAAAGATCTGATGCGACACGCCGATATTCGAACGACTATGAACATCTATGGGGGTTCTTATATAGAGGATCTCCGGAAGGCGAATGACGGAGTAGTGGAGATGCTACTTCCATGA